GTTGTAATACTAAATCTTGGACTTGTTCTTTGGTCTCAAATGAAATATCAGCCAAACCTTCAGCACCCTTCTTGATATAATCTATCAACTGCTGTGGGGATAATACCTTCAATAAATCTGTTCTAATGTTGTCCGTATCTTGAAGTATTCTATCCAAGAAACCTAAAAATTCTTCTGAACTACTTGTTGCTAATTGAGCCAAGTTTTGACCTAATTTTTCAAGTTCTTCTGCTGTAAGAGCGATGGGGTTTCCTTGTTCGTCAATTCTACGAAGTTGTCCTTCAAATACTTTTACACTTTCGTTTAGTGTTATTATTTGTTGATTTACTTTCTGACTATCAATATCAATCTGTCCCAAATTATCACCATAAGTAACTAGCGTTTCAACCAAATCTGAAAGCTGTTCGTTATACCCTTGAGCTGATGCTTTTTGTGCGTCATTTCCTTTTACCACCTTTTCTGAAACCCCCAAACCTTCCAACTGAAGTTCTATAAATTCTTGTAATTTTTGTTCGTATTCACCAGCAACTAATGTGGTGTCCTTCAATAATCTTTCAGCTTCTTTTTTGATGGTATTTGTAAAATTCAACGCATCTTCAGGTGTCCCAAATACTTCACCAAAAATATCTGTGAAACCCTTTGAACGCAGTTTTTCATTTACTGCGATAATAGTGTTGAAATAATTTTCTAATGACCTTTTAGCTTCTTCTGTAATAGCCGCATCTGCGGGGAACATTTCTGAACCTACAATATCGTTGAAAAATCCACGCAATTCATCAAAGGTTTTTCTACCTTGAATAAGGGTGTCTCTAGCACCATCAGCTTCTGTTTCTAATACATTTGTAAGTGTCCTAAATATTTCATAGTATGTATCTTCAATCAATTTCTTTTCTTCTTCAGTAGGAACAAACGCATATACCAAATCCCTTACTTCTTCAGCCAGCCTTTCAGCATCGGTTTTGAAAAATTCTGTTCTACCTTCAATTAGTTCTTTTTGTCTTTCAATAATACCATTTATCTTTTCAATAACATCAGAACTTACTTCAAATTCTGTTTCAGCAATTTTTCGTAATTCGTCCAAATATTCCTGTTGTAATTTCAACCTATCTTGAATATTCTTTGTCTGACGAGCAATAGCTTTATCATAAGCGGCTTTAGCATCAGCGTCCCTTTTATCTTGTTCTGCTTTAGTTAGGTCAGTAATCTTCTTTTCAGTATTACGAATGGCAATACCATATCTTGATAAATCTTTTACGATTTTATCTATATTTTGTTTTACCCCTTCAGCTTGGTCTAAATAATTTTGTTTTGACTTGAATAAGAATGTGTCTTCGTTTCTACCAGCCTCCCCTAACAAGAAACTATATGTCCTCCATAATTCATCATATTCTTCTTTCAGTTGTGCGTAGATGTCCTTTTTGTCTTGTAATTCTTGTTGGGCTATTTCAATTTCAGTATCACCAAGAGACCTACTATTTTCCAAACGAATTTGGTTTGTTTCTTCCAAATCTTGAATGGCTTTATTCAATTCATCATAATACCCTGCGGCTGTCTGTGGTGCCTTACTTTCCAATTCATCATTAGTATCAATCAATACATCAACCAAAGCTGTAAGACCAGCAATCAATAGGGGAATACCAAGAGCCGCTAATGATGCGGTAAGAACCCTAACACCTGTTGAAGCAACACCAGCATTTATACCAATAGATTTTAGACCCGCTGAAACTAATTTAGCAGTTGCGATGAAAGCTTTAGATGATGCCGTGGCAGCCTTTTCAGCCAGTTCCCTACGGAATATTCTACTTTCCAATACACCTTCAGAAATGGCACGAACACCCAAAGCAATATTCAATACATTCAACGCTTGAGCTTCTGCTCGTTGAACTTGTGCCAAGGTTTCTTCATCAGATGTAATTGTTGATAATACACCCGATAATGCTTGGAATGAACCAGTCAATAGACCAGTCGTTGCGTTGATGGCTGATAGTCGTTTTTCAACCCCCAAACCTTCTGTAGCTTTATCAACATCTTCAATTCTACTTTTTAGAGTTTGAATATTTTTAGCCGTCTCTTCAAATTCCTTTGAGCCGAATGTCTGTGTTTTTAGGGTCTGTTGTAATTTCTGTAATTCTGCTTCCAATTCTTCCAAATTGGTAATTACCTTTTCACCACCCGTTGATGTAATATTGATTTTTATTCCTACTTCTTTAGCCATAATATTTTAGCATTCTTGAATTGATACAAGTAATCCGTTCTCTTGTGTTTGATAAATAGTTGTCTGACCTACGGGTTTCAACAAAGTTCCTTCTTCAACAGGGGTGGTTGCTGTCGTATCTGTAAAGACAGAACACCCATCAGAAATCACCGAGCAGTTTGAATAGTAGTTTTGAATGGTTGCCGTTTCATTACACATATTCAAAATATTCACATCTACAAATACCGCATTTAGATAAGTGCTGCCACTTGGTGTGGGGTCAGGTGATGGTTCTGATTGTTGGAAAGTTGGACTGATATAAGTTTTTGATGGCAAATCATAAGGAATTTTCAAGAACTTACATTCAACCATACTTTCACTTGTAATATCAGCATCAGTCATTTCATATAAACGCCAATAAGCATCTTGGAAATATACTTTATCGTTATAGTTTATGTTATTCACATCTTCAGGGGTAAGGAAGAACATACCCGTAAAGAATTTAGTATCAGCTTCGTATAATGTAGTCAGCCTACCAGCCCAAAAATCATTATACACATCATGTGATGTATAACCCACATAACTATCATTCCATCTTTGCCAGAAGTCATATTGGTTCTTGTAGTTCAAATCACTAAATGTAGATGCCGAATATTCATACGAAGATAAATGTGAAATAGCTGGATAGGTTGAATGAGCTATAGCGGTTGCTCCACTCAACATATACCAATTCACACTTGAACCTGTGATGGTTGCGTCCAACATTCCGTTATACCACCCCAATCGTAAATCAGATGATACTGGTGTAAATTGCTCGGGACTATCAGATGTCGGTGCCTTCCATTCGTAAAGATGGGGGATAAGAATATTACTTTCCGTAGCATCGTCAAATGTTGAAATTGGAAGTGGTGCGAATATGCTAGTTTGTCTATACACTCCAGCGTGGAATGGTTGTCTATCTACATAACGATATGTGCCGAAAACCTGATTGTTATTTTGAATATTCAAATCAGACAATTTATCTTTTGTTGTTTCATATTCCAAAATATACTCCCTATTCAAATTGTTCGTAGGTTCAATCGTTGTGGTCTGTGATAGGTCTAACTTCATAGACCAGTCCAAAGTCCTTCCAGACGCAAAGAAATTGTCCCAAGGCTCAATCAAAAAGTTTCTATCACCATCAGGTATTACAACCAAATTGAAATGATTTACAATCCCCCTGAAATAATCCAAACAGGTAATCTCTGCGGGTAGTTGTTGTTGTAATAAAATGTTGTCTGTGAAACTGATAATAGGGGAAGTCCATAACTCCCACTTTTGATATGTAAAATAAATGTCTGAATAGGGGTCTCCACCCGTATTCTGAACGGCATAATACAAAGCCACCCTTCTACCTGCTGGCAATACAGCATTCATATACAAATCTGTATATTCTGTTGGCGTGGTTGTGTTGAAAATAATAAGTCCCTGTTTCTGTTGATAAATTGTTCCATCATCAACATCTTTGATGGCAATATTCAAATAAGTCGGTAAGAAAGCATTAGACAAGAATGCTGAAAAACTTACCTTGAATTTGTAAGTGCCAGTAACGGCTGGCGTAAAGAAATGTCCCCTACCACTTGGTGTATTGTTGATAGACGGACTAAAGATATTCAAGGGGTCATTCAGTTCATCTGTAAAGATAAATCCATCGTAGTAGTTTGTATTGAAATTGTATCGGTCAGGGTTCCAGCCTTTATCCAAAAATGTTGTATTATTTTCAACCAAAAACACATTCGCATTATCACTAACATCTGATGATTTTTTTGCCCCCATCAAATCATTAGCTTTTGATAATACAAATAAACTTGTGAAATAATCTGAATTTAGAAATTCTGATGTGTATGTAAAATTGGACGCTGAAAATGATTTATCCAACAGATACTTCGCATTTAGCCACGGAGCAAATTGGGTGGGGGATATAGGGTGTCCTGAATTGGTAAATCCACTTGAACCTGGTAAAAATTCACCATAGTAAAATTCACTATCATATCCGTAGTGTCCTAATGGATATAACAGCCTGCCAGTCAAACCAGAATAACTATCATACGAACCCCCTGAATAAGACCAAGTTGAAACGACATTATCGTAGGTCAAAGTGTGTGTAAGTTCAGATACATCTAAATTTACCAAACGGATATTCTGTAAGGTCTGTGATAAATCGGGTAATGATTGGGTCAAGAACACTTCATAAGTTCCACCAATTTCCCTGTTGTTGATTTTGTTTAGACGGAGCTGTCCGACAAAGACATCAGCCCCACCATACTTTACCACAGCATTCACCACCACCGCATCTGCGAAGTTTGATGAATTTACCATAAAACAACTTCTAAAGAATTTGTTGTTCGTTGATGTTTGGGGGACTTCAAATGTTTTTGAATAACTTGATTTGATTGTTGAAAAATCTTCAATCTCGTCAAAGGACTTGGTAATTGATATTGCCAAATCTCCACTTATATCTATTGAAATCCATTCATCAGTAATATTGGATTGTAGCCATAATTCTACCATAACCTTATTCGTGATTTTGTCTTATTGTATCATATCCAGATTTATATTCAATATTGATTTGGTATTTGTTTGAATTTACTTGATAGTTAGGAACAACAACTTCTGTGTTCGTCAAAGTAATAGGTTCTAATACCCCATTATCACCCACCAAATAAACCGATGGGGATTGGAATAATTCCTCACTCAACCAAATCATTTCTGATTGTGGCATATAGTCCGTATAAAGAATACCTGACTTATTTACCAACTGCGACCATACCTTTCGTCTTTCATTCCAACCATAATAGCTGTCGTTAGACCAACCTTCAGAATATAATGGGGGTGCTTGTTTGTATTCTTCCTTTTGAATACCATAACCAATATCTTCCTTCGCTCTGAAGTTATAGCTGTCCCAAGTTCCCATCTTATTCATAAAGTAAATTACTCTATCACCAGCAGAACAATTCCCGTCCAAATAGAAGAAGAATGGTTCAGAAATAATTGTCGTGTCTAAACACAATCCCGTTGATGTTGTAGGACAAGGGAAAGCCGCTAATGCGTCTTCTTCAGTATCAAACACATAAGGGTATGATAATGGAACAAATCCCCCTCCACCGACATTTACGATTTCATAAGCTGTATTTTCGTAGTTGATAAACTTACCAACCTCTAATGTGTCCCCTGTATAACTGAAATACATATAGGTCAAATCACATACATTCTGTGCGATGATATTATCACCCGTTCCAAATGTGGTTGGACTTGGTGGGACTGGGTCTGGCGGACAAGTGTAAGTAGCCGCTCCCAAATCAACAGCCGTCCAGCCAGCTACACTTGGGAATGGATTATTAGCAATAATGAACGCACTTACTGATGGGGGAACTGCTGTTGTCTGTAATGTTCCACAACAACCCGTATAGGTTATTTCCTGTGTCGTTGAACCCGTATGTGATACACCAAATGTCCTACAATCCGCACTAAACGGAATAGGACAAGCATTCGTGTCTGTGATAATCAATCCCTCTGATGAAGCAACTGAACCTTCACAAGCACAGATGAATACTTCATCATCAGGGGGAACTGAACCACTTATCGTTCCACCACTACAAGAATATCCCGTATAAGATAATGAAAAATCAGGGTCGGGGTTTTGTATTCTAAATGTTCTACAATTACAATAATCGCAATCTTGTAGTTGTGTAATCGTATAATCAATACCACTAACTGATATGGTATTCTGGCAAGCGCAGAATTGAGTAAATGTATCAGGGTTTGCTACGATGTTCTGTGCGTTTCCAAAACAATCCAAGTAGTCAATACTAATCTGTCCTTCAAGTCCGTAGTTATGGATTTCATAGCTATAACACGAACAACCACTAAATGTATCTATACTTGGCGTTGGTGGGGCTGGCTGTGATAATGTGCCTTCCAATTCAATCTTGTAATATGAAGTCCCTACTGGTAATGTAAATCCGTGTTCTTCCATATTAGGTGTCCCCACACCCAAATAAACTACCTGTTGCTCCGACCAATTTGTAGGTGTATCCCAGTAATGGTCGTAATAAGAACAATTAGGTCTTGTTCCACATAGGTCATAAACATTATAGGTTCTTTCAGTTGTGATTAGAGCATTTGTGGCATCATAGAATGTGAATAACGCAGAATAGATTTGTCTAGCGTCCAAATCTTCTGTTGTATCATACCAGTTCAAAGCAGCCAGCGTAGAATAATCCCCAACTCTAATCCATCTTGAACGAGGGGAATTAGTCATATATCTTGAAACACCACTATTGAACGATGTTGAACCTGTTAGGTAATAAGGGGTGAAGTCATATTGCTTTCCGTTGAACCATTCTTTTACTCCGTTGTAAGCATAACTAACATCACTTCTTACATCAGGTTCTCCAATATCACCTTTTCCGTTATACACGAAGATTGCTCCATTAGATGTAGTAGCATATTCCTCACCCACTTTGATTGAATATACCAACATGTTTTTATCCAAATAACCCCAAGCTGAAGTGTGTAATGGTGTTGTGTTTCCACTACAGCCAGCATTCACAGGTTTTGAATGTGTGTAGTTCTTCAAGATAGGGGAAATATCTACTTGTCCCCAACCATCAGAAGATGGGGTAATTTTTAGTTGTGCTATTTGTCCGTCAATTTCATCAGAACCTTCTGAAACATAGACATCAACAACATATCTGTATTTGTATTTTGTGGGGTCAGTCGCTCCCGTTGAGCTGAACTGAAATACCAAGTTTGAATAAACTGGCTCAATAGTGTTTGGTTGTGCTAAAAAACTTATCATAGTCCAATTGCTAAATTATATTCCTCTTTTCCTAATACTCGTAGGTATTCAAGTTTATCTAATATTTCTTGTCTTACAATCGTTTCAGCAAATCTGTCGTCTTGTAAAAGTTTATCCATCTCTGCGGCAATCAAATCATTCACCTCTTGTGTGAATAATGGTAATCCCTTATATCCCGCTTTGAATAAGTTTGTTCTAACGGCAAATGCGATGGACTTGGCTTGTGCTCCCCTTATCTGTAATTTATCATTTACCCATTTTTCCAATTTCTCTAATAATGGGGAATATTTACCTCTGGCTCCTGGTGGTCTTCTATCAGGGTAATACTTACCACCGCCAGGCCAAGAACCACCTTCACCGCCAGTAGCAGCAGCCAAATCAGAAAATACATATTGAACCCCGTAATCTTCCATTAGAATTAGTATCTCTTCGTCCATAACAACATAAGACACACTACGCAATAGATTACCTGATGCGGTAAAATTGTAAGTCCCCTTTGGAATGTTCCCCCTCTTTGTATATCGCATACGGGGGGTAAGCATTTCTGCTCTTACAATCTTGACTATAGCCTTACCTAACAAATCCAAAAATTCTTCCATTATAGCCAGTAAGGTTGTCTGTATTTATCTTTCAAGTATTTCAATACTCCGTTATATTCATCGTCTGTGAGTTTTCTATCGTAGATAATTGCCTCACAGATATTCAAATCACCAGTCCCACCTGGCACAATATCACCTAATATGATATAATCAAAATCAGTCGTATCTGTAGTAATTGGTGATGCTACTAAATCTTCATAGTTATACACACCACCATACATATACATTTTCATATCACTTGTAAGTCCATCTTGTAATGATGTGGTAATAAACGCATTATTTGATGGGTCAATACTACCACCCAATATTTGTGTTAGATAATTTTGTCCCGATTGATATACAGATGCCGTCAATCTATAAATATTTATACCCGCATCTCTCAAGTCAAATAGAGTTGAAAAGGTATTACCAGTTACTACACCAAACACAGAACGGATACTATCAGTATTTTCCCAATCACTTACCAAGAACATCGTATATCCACTTGGGAATGATACTGGTGATGATAGGTTATGTTGTAATCCCGTCATATTTGTATCATACAACGCATAGAATGGTGTTAGATTACCCGATGGGACTTTCTGATAAGTTGGTGGTGTATTGAATGGTGTTAGGGTATAGTTATTACCTGACTTGTCTAATAGTTGTGTAATTGATGTTCCCCCTGTTAGTGTGATTGTATCTGCGTCTTGTAAGTCATACCAAGCAAACAGCCCGCTTACAGCATTTGGATTGAGCGGGACAGGGACAATAGAAGCAGGGATACACGATGTTTGTTCCATCGTAATAACAATCTGTGCTTCAACACCACAAACACTTTCTGCGAACCTATCAACAAACGGACTAAATGTAATCGGCATTTGAAGATAATATCCATAGTCGGTGAGCTGGTTGATAAACTCATTTACAAAGTCATTCAGAATGTCTTGGCATAAAGCCATACTATCCAACTGATTTGAATTGATGGGGTCTCCAACATACTCATTCAATAAGTCATAGATAAGAACTGAAAAAGTCATATCTGTTGATGTGTTCCCCAAAGTAGCGGGGAGTGGCACGATATGTAAGGCGGGGTATTGTGTAATATAATCTTCCCTTGAATAATCAGACAGATTACCCCAACTGAAAGTGCGAAGAATGGGGTGTTGCTCTGTAAAATTTCTAAAATAATCTATAAGTGTTTTTATATTCATTTTATAGCGTTTTTGTATTTTTGGTTTTCCCTATCAGCTTTATCTAACCTATATGATAAATACGACAATACCTGATATAAATTTAGTTTTAGAACTTCCCCTTGATTTAGTAGATTATCATTACAAGCCAACATCAAGGAGTTATAGTAGAAATCTACTATTGTTTGTAAAATTTCTTCTTTTGTAGTTTCTTCGCTTCGTTCATTAGTTTCTGTTTCTTCAGGTTGTTCTCCATAGAGCCTAACAAATTTTCCGTATATTTCTGCGCGAAAGTTGCTAAAAAAAAAAGCGACGATGTGAATACTGGCATAGGAAATGAAAGAAACTCATTATAGCGACTTTCACATTCAGACAAGTCATAATCTATCAATTCCCTATCATCACCCACCTTATCCGACTTTAGTGGTTTGTAAAGGTGTGTTGCTAGAAGTGGTAAATTCAAGGGGGATTGTCCCATAAACACTTCCAAGTTTATCCATTCTTCAAAGGTCAATTCTGACGGCTTTATCAATCCATATTTTTTACCATTATGTGTATAAACCAAATCTAATGTTCCAGTATCATCATCAGCCCCCCAGCTACTTCTAATCATGGACGCAATAAAATTGATTTTGTGAAATGGTTGTTTCATCAATTCTTTCTTGGGTGCGTTGGTAAATCTAACGATTAGGTCTATGTCTTTTATTTTTGAACCTTCACTACTTGTATAAAAATTGTAGTCCTCTAAAGTTAGGGGGTTGATTTGGTATTCGTTTTCACCTATTACTAGTTTCATATAAAGCTGTATTTTACTTTTGGTTTATCCATAAATTCCATCATCACATATCGTAGAGCATCTAATAAGTGGTCTTGACCTTCTGGCACATTTGTTAGACGACCACTTCTGTCTCTTTTGAATTTGTAATTTCTGAACTCTGCTTGTAAGTTTTCAGATGTCTCTTTTACAAATATCTTATATGTTCTAATTTTCTGAATACCAAACAATACAGAACCTTCACCTTTTTTTACACCTCTAATTCTAAACCCCGCTCTTCGTAGTTCTTCTATTGATTTGGGTTCAGCACTATCTGCTACAATTTCAGTTGTTCTGTCTATTCCGTATTCTTTCAATAAATATATCAAATCCGCATTTGTTAGTCCCTGTTCGTAAATCACTTCTTCCACATAAACATTACCATCAGCAGCCAGCATTACTTTCACTACACCACAAGGGTCAGAACCAAAACCCCAGTCAAGTCCGATGTATGTGGATTTGATTTGTGTGGGGGGTTCAGAATATGTCTCTGGTTGAACGAATATCTTTTCACGGGGTGGAACTATCTTTCCTTCAGCATAAATCAAATACAAGTCATAATCTGTGTCTTTTAGGGACATAATAGATTGACGGATACTATCTTCTAAAAAGGGGTTCTCCCTGAATGTTGAAATAATCAATTCTGCGTTGTCCTTCTTTTCATAGTCAAACCCCCACCAGTATTCATCAACTTCAGGGTTGTATGCTCCGATGATATAATCTTCACATCTGATGTCTAATTGAACGAAGCTATTTCTGTCTATGGTGTTTATTTCATCTACCATAGCAATCGTGGATTTTAGACCACGCAATTTTCCTGTTGTATCATCTAACCCTATGAACCTTACGATTGAACCATTCTGAAATGTATAGGTCAAATCCACTTTATTTAGTGTCCCCAAGTGGAATATACCCATCGCCTCTAATTGTTGTTTGAAATCAATTAGAATGGTGTTCTTGATGGATACTTGTGTAGCTCTGGCTATGGTAATAGAAATACCTGGTCGGGTTAGTGCTTCAACAATTAGTGTTTGAACTGCGGCTATTGATTTACCACTTCTACTTGAACCACGAAGAAAGATGTATCGTTTATTTTCTTTGGCTTCATTTATTTTCAGGTATAGTTCCGTTGCTTGTATTTTCATCTGCTTTTGGTTTCACTATTTCTACAATTATGGAATTGTCGGGGGGTGTGATTTTATCCCCTTTGCTTGTAATATCTATGGACTGCTCGTCGCCTTTCCAACTATCCCTATACACATTAGCCATATAGTATTTCCATAGTTGAGCGTTGAATTTATTGGACTTATCTTCTTCGTATGCTTCACCTACTTTATTGACCCACCACATTTCCGATAGTTGTATTGCTTCTTTTATAGTGTCCGCAAATTTGGGGTCTCTATCCATAATTTTATACAAAGTGTCCCTTGAAATGTGAAGATAATTGGCGAAGTGTAGTTTGTTTTTTCCACGACTACCCAACGCCAATATGTCTTCTTTCCAAGTAGGCGGAACTTTTCCCCTATGAACTAATGCGTCCATACAAGTATAACGGGGGCGTCCTCTACCTCTTTTCTCTTCCATCGTATTTTAGTTCTTTTCAGCTTGACCCCATACTAATCCAATAAGGGTCATAACACCAGCGATGATTTGTTCTGCGACACTTTCTTCAAGTGTGCCTTTCAATACTAACATACCACCAACAAATGTTAGGGTGTGTCTAATTACGGAAAACCATTTTTCTTTAGTCATAATTGAAATTGTTTATACCAATAAATATATGTAAATGACTAAAATAGAAAACCCCCACCTTTATTCAGATGGGGGAACAAACCAAATGGGAGCAGTTTGTTTTTGTATCTTGGTTATTGTAATTCAGCCAGTCAGCCAATCTACAAGATAAATATTCTTTCTAATACTTGGTGTTCTTTGATTTGTTTTCTAATATCATTACAAATCGTTTGGGTAGAATAATCAACCCCACCATTATCTGTTATTTGTCTTGACCTTTCTTCAGCATTATCCAATATTGATAAAAATGCTGGTAGGTCGTTGAGTTCTATTTCAAATTGTATTTTCATATTATTTACCACGATATTCAGAATTTATGAATGCGTCAAGCTTTTCAAATTTTGAAACCATATCTTTAGAATATCCGTTGATGACGAAATCTTCCAACATGGTTGTTGTTTTGATAAGGTCGCTCATAGTGGGGCATATCCCACAGGTGTTGTAATAATCTAATGCCAATTTTAGTTGGCTCTGACGAATGATTTGTTTGTCTTTGTCGGTTGCGTTTGTTGAGTTTGCCATAATTTTACTTTTTTTTCTGTTTATTGTTATACTAATAAATATAACATAAGTGTTCCTAAAGTCAAGTTATTCAGCCAAAATTTTATCAATAACATTTACAAATACTAACACATCATCGTCTTCGTGTTTGTATGCGGTGCTTTCATAGAAATAACCTTTTGATGTTCTACCACCGACATTCATAACAAAGTCCAATTCCATATTGTATAGTTTTGGAAGTGATGGTGCGTTTTCCACAACACTCATAATCATAGACCTTGTAAGGTATTCTTCCAAAGTCATATTGAGGTGTTGGCTCATAAAGGTTTCTTCATTTTTCTTATCAACCACAAGAATTGCGTTGAGTTTGGTTTCAGGTTTCAATACTACTTTTTCCATTTTGTTTATTTTTTATTTAGTTGTTTTACTTCAAAGTGTGGATAAAAACCAGACATTATACCTTTCTGTATTTTGGTTTTTACATATTCTAACAAGTCAGTTATGTCTGTGCCTCTTTCAACACCTAACCATACCATATATGTTATTCCGTTTAGCTCTATTTTCTTTTTCATAGTTCAAAGATACATCAAAGATTTTATACTGCCAAAATTATTTTGAAATATTTTTTGGATTTAGACAAGCTATTTCAATCAAACCAAACTCCCGATGGTGTTTGTGGATTGGGTGATTGGGATTACCAGTAACATAATCGTAGTAATATTGTGCTTCTTTCTTGGTAGAAAAAGTAATTGACGATTGTTCTTTGGTATTCCAATTTACGAATACTTTGTGTAATCCACGCTTGATGGTGGATAATTCTACAGATACGATGTTTTGGTCTATGTAATTCATAATTTTATTTGTTTATCAGATTAGTCCTACAAAGTAAAAGCAAAAAATCTGAACTGCCAAATAAATTTTTTACAAATTGTATTTTTTTTTGAATTGCTCGTGAATGGGGGTTTCAATATCATACCCAAGTGTTTTCATAATATCTTTCACTTCATTACCATAAGTGTAATTGAAATCCACCAGCTTTTCATTTTTGTTTCTTCGTATGTTCCAGCATTTTTTACAGATATTAGCAAAGCTGTCCCTATTACTTCTTGAGTAATAAAAATTGGAAGTATCCAATTCCAAATCACACATGGAACAAATTTTATTCATAATCATAATTACATAAAAAAAGGGGTCATAGACCCCCTTTCCCTGAAAACAAATGGAACACTCAAGCCTTGATTGATTTGGCTTCACCATAGAAAGAAATTCTTTCTTCCATAGAATTTGGGTATTTTTCCAATTTAGAAAAAATGAAATTATCCACAACCCTAATGTCTGACGGAGCCAGCTTCTGCCAGCCCCAATATTGTATTTTTCTTTCAGTCCTTTCTAATGGACTTTGCTTACACGAACAACCCATCGTATTCTTCTTCTATTTTTTTTACAACTTCAGTTAGGAAAAAACAAAGTTCAAATTCATCGGCTTCTTCATAAGCTTGAATTTTTATTTTTGTTTCTTCTATGGTTCTTTTTAGAAAAGATAAGAAATCTACATCACAAAGTGTAGCACCTAATTCAGATTGTCTAATATAAATTAGAGCAGATTGCTTTATCAATTCTTCTCTTTGTTGGGTAGTGAGCCCAAAAATATCTTCCTTTGTGAGCTCTTCTAAATCCATTTTATTTATTCATTTGTTTCTTGAATGTATTGAGTTCTTTTTCCATCTTATCAATACAAGCTTTATATTCTTTGATTTCCTTTTTCAGCTCTGAAACTTCATCTTTCAAATCTTCTATGGTTCTGGTATAAACATCTAAAATACCTTTTACATTATCCAATACGATTTTATCAGTTTCCGCTTGGTTTTTTCTTGAGCCAAATATAAAACCTACTATTGTTGCGATAAAACTGAATATCGCAGTAATAATAACATTATCCATATCTTTTCTTATTTCGTTCTTCTACTTGTTTCCAAACAGGTTTTTCTTTATTATACGGGTCATAACCCATTCCAATAAGTATCTCGTTGATGCTATTTCTATCGTTATTCTTTTTAGTTTTCATAGCTTTTTTAGCTATACAACTTCTACACATCAAACAATTTCCATAGGCATCAATCCAATCTACACAACCAGTAAATTTACTCTTGGGAAGCCATAATTTACAACTATCGCATTCGTATTCCCATTCACCGATTTCATTTACACGCTTTCTTCTGACTATCTGTTCCATAATAAAAAAAAGGGGGGATAAGCGAAAAAAAAAATTATTATAAACAGAATAATCTGAAATAAAAGTAAAATAGCAGACATAAAAAACTTATCCACCCCTGTATAATAAATATTACAATTCCAAGTCAAAAACATCAAGTGTTTCTTCATGGGACTTCCAGTCAGCCTTACCGCTCTTTTTTTGATTTACAAATCCAAGTCCAAGCTGATAGACGGGCTGGTTGTCTATGGTCTGTTCTGTTTTTATGCCTTTTTCAACCAAGATACTTTCTTCAAAAGTCCTCATCGTTGGATATTGTTTCCAGTATTCAGGGTGTAAATTCATTTCAAGGTCTGTAATCCACTTTTCCAACATCGGTGGGGTAAGGGTATTCAAATCAAGTTTCGTTTCATTACAGAAGACCTGGTAGTCCTTTACGGACATTATTACACCTTTGGGTGTAAGACCCTTGAGTGCTATTTCATTTTTCGTTGAGTATCTTACCAAAATTCCGTTGGAAGTTCTGGTTGTTTTTGTATTCTTCCATTTGGGTAGTTCATACTTGTCCTTGATAAGTTCCACAGCCTGCCATTCAACAATTTCACCAAAGTTGTTTCTAACGGGCTTCCATAACTTGTTGGAATATTCTTTAGCTAATTGCTTGGATAAATTTGTAATACTTTGATAAACACTATCTTCAGTTGCTAAATCAGTTTCCAATCTGTCCCAAAACCAGTGGTCTTGGTTCTCATCAAGGAAATCAACTATTCCGTTGAAGATATTATCTTCTACCAAATTCGTAGAATACTTTTTGATAAATGGTTGTAGGTCAAACCATAGTTGAAGCAAAAAATCGTCTGTGTTTGCTTCAAATGCTCCGATGTAATTTGTTTTCATTTTTGTAAAAATTTATTTAGTTGTTCTAGTGCTAATTTATTTTGTTCTTCTTTGGATAGTTTTTTTGGTTGAGCTCTGAAATTTTTGATTACAGCCCACGAATATATGCCATCTTGAAGATAATACGCTAATTCTTTTTTGTAATACCCTTTTTTGTTCTTTTCACTTTCCAAATATAAACAATATTTTTCCGCATTATCAAATGCTAATTTTCGTTGGACTGCGTCTAACCTGTTCCACACTTGGAATGCCTTTTCCATATTCACCCCCTCTTCGTTGTATCGTTCAACCAAAGAAAGAAAATCAGATGGGTAGGCTGACGGCTGCCAGACAGCAGCTATACTATCATCTATATTATCTACTATATTATTGGTAATCCCTGTGATTAGGGGGTCTAATCCCTGTGATGATAGGGGGTGGTCTGTGTGATTAGGGGTATAATCACTCTGATTAGGGGTATGGTCTGTGTGATTAGGGGGGGTGGAATGTCGTTCCACCCCTTCAAAGATTTCACATTCTTCTTTGTAGTTGAACTTTTCAGGTTCATTCAATAGATGAATAATTCTTCCTTGTGGGGTTAGTATTATATCAATATAACCTTCCGTTTTGAATTTGCTGATAGTTCGTGTAATCGTGGGGACAGAACACTTCAATAGAAGAGCAGCATACCCGTTTGAAAAACAGATACGCTGCTTGGATTTATTCAGTCCAACGATAAGGGACATCAAACTATCTTCATAGATTGAAAATTCCTTGTAAGAATAATGAATGAAATAATTACTCTTCATTCTTATTGTCTTCAAAAGTGATGTATCCCCAACGACCATTTGGATTTGTTGGGTCTTCCATTCCAAGACGAATTTTTCTAATGTGTCCCGCAGACACTCCGTAATCTCTGGCA